TCTCTAGATTGTCAGGCAACATAATTAGTTTTCCATATTTGACTCCGTGTTTTCCAAGCCAATCTTCCGTTATCGTTCTATATTTTTCTACTCTAGCAGTCACTAAAGCCCTTATGGTAAATAAAGTAGACAGCCTATTGAAATAAGGAGTTACATTAGACAAATATTCTTTATATAAATTTTCATCATTGCAAATATGAGAAGGGATATTAGGAGAAAATATACCGTCTATATCTACCCCACTCTCAATTAGATAACCACAATTAAATAAATTCCATTCTAAAAAATGAGGAGCAGGAATTTCTTTGACATAAAAATCTACCATATGTTTATTTTCTGGTGATACATACGCAGCTGCTATGATAGCATCAGGATATAATTTTCTAAGTCTAGAAGTAGCTGTTCCTCCATAAACAGTATCGTCTATTATCAAAGCTTTGCCTTCTTTGTCTTTGTAATGAGACATTCTATTGCCTCCATTATTAGAAAAAGAAGCAAGTTGCACAACACCTTTAGTCGTCATAGACCACAAGGGAATAGTGTATGTAGCAGAAGCTGCCGCAGCATTTATCATTCCAGATCTAGGAACTCCAATAATAGAAGAAATATTATATTTACTTAAGACTTGTGGCATCAGAACATTTACTGTATCATTAACTAAATCTTCTGTCTTAATTATGCTGCCAGCATCTGCAAAGGAAAACTCTTGACGATTATTCCTATCTCCTATGATCTGCGAAAGCATTTTGCTTCTTGTCTGAGATTTTTGAGAATCACAATAATGTTTTTCTCTTTCTTCAGCACTAGCAGATTGACACCACTGCCAGTTTGGTGGATCTAACTCCATCTTTTTATTAAATAGTGGGCAATGCCCAGCTTGTGAGCATATACACTTATTAAAGTCCAGTGTCATCTTTCCTCTATTATTTTTATTAAATATCCGGGTCGGCTATATCGTCACACAAATCGCAATCTACTGTAGTATTAACAAACTTGTCTAATGCGGTATAATAACTAGTGACTCCATTGTATGTTTGTCTAGAACCTACCAAGGAAAGAGCTGTGGCATAATCCATATCTGTTCTACAACCAATATTGAAAGCAGTACTAAATTCGCCGCACTCACCGAGATAATTACCTTCATCATCAACTGGATCAGGTTCTCCAGCGCACCAGCATTCCGTGGTTTCATATTCTTCTCCTGCGTCTATAACCACGGCTTCCATTCCTCCTGGACAAGTGTATGATTCATTACCGCTTCCAGGCCCAGTGTTTTCAGTTGAATAGTATACGTTTTGAACAAAACATGCTGTACCAGCATCTACGCAATCACAAACATCTACATCTGATACAAATACTTGCCCCGGAGGACACTCTGGTGGCCATGTCCCACCAGCTGCAATAACATCTCTTCCGTCACATATATGATGGCATCCTGTGCTATATCTGGCATGGAATTTACTAGGAGCCCAACCGCTACCATCAGTTTCATAGTTATCGCTAAGTCTAGCTTGTCCCTTTAAGGGTTTGCCTTCTGCTACTGCACTACCCTCTGGGCATTTGCAACAACACTCAAAATCTCTATCAAATTCTCTTTCATGCTCACAAGGCCCATTATTGTAGTCTAAATCCGGAGGATCACAGGTGCATTCACATTGGTCTGGAACACCTACAATAGTATTTTCTAATCTTTCTCCAAAACATATACATGGCTCAGCACATCCATCTAGTTCTTCGCCTAAGAACTGACCATTAAACCCTGGAACGAAATTCATAAAGTTGCCGAAAACAGTATCAATAGGACCTAGCCAGCCATCTTCTCTACAAGGAACAGCATCTTCACTCATATAAGGAGAGCAGACACAATTACAGTGTTCATCATTCGCTACCATAATCCCGTTGCTTTCCACCTCAACCCTATCGTCTAAAGCAGTATTAGTTCCTGTACAATTCTTTGGTCTGTATATAGTCAAAAGGTCAAGGTAATTCTCGATACCAAGAATGGCCATCCACCCAATACCAAGTGCTCCAAGAAGAGAAAAGTTATCAAGACGATCAATATGAGTATCAAGCTCGATAACCTCATTCTGTCCGTATTTATCAAACAACTTGCTTTTTGTATAGATCTCATGGTCATTTATGTCAATTAAGTCATTGGCAGCATCAACAGCTTGTCTATGAGTCATACCAGCTTTTTTATAATCCGCTAAATGTTTTTGATATGCAATATTTCTTCCGTATTTTCTCCATGCACGTCGCACTGCTGTATTCTCTGCTTGAAGACTTTTATAAAATCTTACCTTTCGACTAATTTTAAATGCCTTAAAGAGTAAAGCAGTTGATCCAAACATGCTTATAACACTAAACAAATCAAAGCCGGTACTCACCCAACAACCACAACCTGCTCCACTTCGAGTAAAATTCGAACCAACGAAAGGAGCCTTATATTGCCAAGTAAGGAAAGGATTGACGGCATTTCCTTTACATCCTCCTCCAGTTTGCTCTAAAGGATTAGCATTAACATCAAAAACAGTCTCATGAATACCTATACCATTAGCTCTATCATACCCATTCTGTTTTAGTTTTGCGGCATCGTCTGCATTTTCGCTTGATCGACCTTGCAAAGAAGCGTTCTCAACTCCTCCGATTTTATTTTTTCTATAATTGGCAAGTAAGATGTTATCTTTTTTACCAACAGGAGCACTAGCATCAACAGCCAGTGTGTTAGTAGTTAATATTACGATGTCAGCGTCGGGATTTCCTGTACTTACTTTGTTGACTCGATCACCTTTACCACCAGACTTCACAGTAAAATTATTATTGTCGGTTTTTAAGTCATCTATAGTAAAAATAGCCATTTATCAACTCCAGTAAATAATTTAAGTATTATTTTCTTTTACACCTATATTATGCAATTCTAAGCAAAAAAGCTGGAGAAGTTGACCTAGAAACAAAATGAGACCTGTCATATTCTGTAGTCGCAGATGTAGTTTGAGTAGCAACATAAACAGTAGCAGGAGAAGCAGATCCTTGACTCTCGCTATCACTAATATATTTAACAGTAAGGTCTACATAATATCCTGACCCACTAGTTCCTGTAGCAGAAATATTGGTAATATCATATCTGTACCAGCTTGTGGTCGATCCATATCCTGTGCTTACATCTTTAGAAATATAACTATCTCCTATTTGTATGTCTAATAATTCATCTCCTCCTGATGGGCTTTCTAATCTTATATTATACAAAGGGCCTGATCCTGTAGTGGTAGAAAGAGAAAGATCACTAGGGGATGATTGTGTGTGATATCCTGTACCTAATATTAGATAAAAAATTTGATAATGATGGAAATTAATTTTTCTACTATCTGTAGTAGCCATCACAGTAGTAGGAATAGCATTCATTATAGATTATATCCTATTACAAATCCGTCGTATGATTCAGGTGGTCCAGAAGGATTGGTTGTTGATGTGCATATAAATCCAAACACATCTGTTTTGTTGGCTGTGGTTGTAAGAGTTGGCTCTAAGTTTCCCGGCCAATTAATATCACTAAACCAAGTAACAGTCCTACTACCCGTACTATCTTGGGTTAGTCTAATAATAAATGTTTCGCCAACATTCATATTAGAGACAGATAATGACCTGTTGCCACCAAGAACCAATGTATGAATACGAGAAAGATCTAAATCAAAATCCACACTAGAAGCATCGGTTGCTGTATTGATTGTGGGCTTTAATTGAACACCAGACAAAGTATTCCAATTTGTTGAACCATCTCCTACTTTTAGCAAGTTATTTGTGCTATCAAGACCCGGTTCTCCAGAGTCTAAGACTACAGGATGGGCGTTACTCCATTCTGTAGCAGTTCCTCTTCTAAATTTTATAGGTGTCTGTCTAGGCATTGTCCTTGTCCTATAGGATTATATATGTATTTTATAGTAGATTATGGACTACCTCCGTCAATACTACCAAATACCACATTACCAGAGCTGTTTGTTTGCAATACTTGTCCATTACTTCCAGCAGCTAGTTTTGAAACAGCAATGTCTGCACTAGCATTAATGTCTACATTAAGAATAGTACCATTTGCTATCATGGTACTAGTAACAGTGCCATTGTCAGTAGTATAAACACCATCAGTAACAGTATCTGCATTACCCGTAAGATCTCCAATAAAGCCATCTGCTTCTATAGATCCATCTGCTTCAAAACGACTATCGCTATTATCCCAAACAAATTTCTTGTAATTACCAGTAGTTCCGTCTTGGACTTCAATACCACCTTCGGTTAAACCACTAGTGTTTACGCGGATAATATTGTCACCAATCTCAACAGTTGTACTATTGACTGTTGTTGTAGTACCAGCGACATTTAGATTTCCTCCAACTGTTACATTTCCAGCTGTGGTGAAATTTCTAAACCCTGTGATATCTTTGTTTGCATCAACAGCAACAACATTACTAGCAGTTACAGTACCAAGAGTAGTACCATCAAGATAATTAACTTCTGTAGCAGTAGCGGTTACGTCAGTAGCCCCATCAGCAAGAACATGTTGATGAGTGCCAGAAGACAATCCAGTAACATCAATAGTTAAAGTGCCGCCAACATCATCATAAGTTATTTCAATATTATCTCCGTCTACAAGAAGACCGTCAACAACATCTTCAATTTTTTCTTGCAGATCAGTTACGTTACTATTAGCAATAGCTCCGTCAAATGTTGTAGCAGTAAGAGTATTGGTGCTAGGATTATAGGTAAGGCCAGTGTCTGTTTCAATACCTTGATCGCCAGTAGGACCATCAACAAAAGTAACATAAACAGTTTCATCTGTACTATTATTTGCAGTAGCCGTAACATTCGTTGCCGTAGTAGAAGTACCCGTACTTATAATCTCGGTAACTGCATTATCAAAATCACTAATATCATCATGAGTTAAGGTATCTACAGCAATAGTAATGTCATTACCAGAAGAATCATCATAAGTAATAGAGATATTACTTCCCGATACTAAACCAGTACCAACGATATCCATTACTTCTTCGGCACTGATAGCGCCTGTCGCTATAATATCAGTTACAGCATTATCAAAATCACTGATATCCGCATGATCTAAACCACTAACAGCAATAGTAATAGTATCAGAAGCATCATCAACATCAATAGAGATATTATCTCCCTCTGTTAAAGCAGTACCTACAGCATCCCTTGCTAATTCTTCTATTTCACTTTGAGTAAAAGTATCGCCGCCAGCAATAGCAAGATAATCTAAACTAGCCCAAGCCGTAGTACCATCACCGATCTTAACTTTCCCAGTATCTGTTTCGTATCCCCATTCCCCGGCACTTAGAACTGGACCATTAGGACTATTAACACTTGTCCAACCACTTGCAGTGCCTCTACGAACCTGAATTAAAGTTTGAACTGCCATTGTTGTTATTCTCCGTGTATTGTTTTATCTTTTATATTTTAAGGACTTCCACAATCTATTTCTGCTTCGTCTAACCAATCATCTAAATAAGCATTTAGACCTACTATATCTTCAGGATATATTTCGCCCAAACTAACTAATGTAGCAGAATTATTTGTAACCTCAACATGTATTTCAGGAAACGTAGCGTAAGTGCCTGTCTCTATCTCTAAACTTTTTGTTGATGGTTCTACAATTTCCAATGTATAAGAATCAGCAGATTCTAAATCTGTCAAAATTTTTTTAGTTGGTTGTACAATTTCTAATTTATAAGAATTGTCAGACTCGTAGACTTCTAAACTGCCCATTTTATCTCCCAAATCAAGTCGAACAATCTAAATGATCATATGAACCACTATTTCTTCTCAATAGTGATATTACACCATACAGTATTCTTATGGTGTTTTTGCCTCCACCATCGTATAAATCAGTGTCACTTTGTAACTCCAAGTCATATTTTGCATAATCGAAAGATAAACCATTCGTAGTCTCAGCAGGAATCATTAGATTCAACTTTCCTTGACTTGGTACTATCTCAAACTTATATATACTAAAATCAGAACTGGTTGAACTAAATGTTTGCACTGTTCCTGCTTGTGTTGTCCATGTTAATCTAGCACACCAATCAGTTAAATCAATAACATTATCATCTGCATCTTTATATATTAAAGTTAATTTAAATGAGGAACCTTGTTCAATTTCAAAATTATATTCTACAGCTGCCATTTTTGCCTCTTATGAATAAAAACCATGATCGGAACCACCACGCCTTATAAACGACCCTAAATTTGCATTAGTCATTCTAGGATCAAATTTATTCCCAATGAATGGACTTAGCACAGAAGCAATATTAGTAGCATTAGCTATATCGTAATCATTAACAAATTTGTCATACAAGGCACAAGGGCCCTGATCGAGCAGTATTTTAAAACCTGATAGATTTCCTGTAACACTTAAAGAAGCAGGGCCTAGAGCTGCTCTAATGCCTTCTGAGGCAGCTTTAGTCCGGAATGTGCTTTGGTCAACAAAACAAGCAGATTTTAAGGATACAGAATTTATATAAATATCATCTCTACTAGCTGATTCTGTAGGATCGGGAGAAATATCTGGTGTCTGTATATTGATTTCATAATCAACAAGACCAGTTAAATCTTCTTTGACAAATTGAGCAGCAACTGCTACAACTTGATATAATCTATCATCAGAATAGGTGTAAGGTTCAACCAAATCGTTAATTAAAACTCTAACTATTGGTACTATTTCAGTTTTCCATGCCATAATTGTATTATCTCCAGTGTTCTAAGCAATTATACACCCATAACAAAAAAAAGGCTGGCGTATAGCCAGCCTTTAATTGTAGCACAAGATAATAGCAATTACAGGCTGCCGAGTAGTACTCGTCTGTTATCAAGAACAGCAAAGCCTTGCTCTGCCCATCCGTAGAAACCAGCTCTCTTCTGACGATGAAGTGTATCGTCTTCGAAGATCTGAACTTGCTCACGAATTGGCATAATGAAGCTGTCTCTCTTGCGAAGATCAAGACCAACAACCATTTCGACATCATCAGTGTGAATCGAACCGGAAAGGTCATTTTCGAAGTAAAGCTGATACTCTTGGCCTTCACCAAGCTCATCAAGATCGTGAAGATTAACACCGAAGATTCTATTAATAGAACCATCAGCAGCTGTGTAAATTTCACGACGAGTTACTTCGTCAACTTGATCAACACCCCAGTTGCGAATGTCTTCCATTGCTTCTGGAGAAACATAAAGATCAGTAAGAGCACCTCTGTTATTAGAAGCACTATTACCACCACCATTACGACGCATAACAGTCTTCATCAAAGACACAAGTCGTTTGGTGAACTGGCCTTCAGCAGCATCACTGTCGAATACTACGATGTTACGGTCAACACCAGCAGCAAGAAGTGTATGCCAGCCATCGTCATTCATCTTCTTAACAAAAGAAGCTTCAAGAACTTCCATTGCACGACCGACAACATCCCATCGAGCATCACGAGCATACTTCAAGAGATAGTCAATTGAAGAACCGATGTCAAAGGTTGGAACCATGACATAATCACCTTCGACATGACGCTCTGGAACATATCCATGATTAGGAATAGTGTAGGCTACGAAATCCTTTTCCGTTCCCGGAGCAAGGAAATCAAGAGGAAATTCTGGAGTAGCACTTTGAGCCAATTGAATTGGTTCGAAAATACCATCAAGAACATCACCATTGAGAACACCCTGACGAAGAGGTTGCTCAAGAGCCTTTGCAAACTCAGCGTTAGCTGCTACAGCCTGCTCTTTACTATGAGACCCAGAACGAACTAAAAGTTCGGTAAGCTCTGGGCTTGGTTCAAATCTGTTAAATTTATCTGACATAATTAATATTCTCCCTTGGTTTATAGGTTGACCGATACTTTAGCAAAACCGTCGCTATCTTCAGCACTCAAGAACTGACCAATCTTTACAGCACCTGTTGCCTGAGTTGTACTAATGTAACCACTAGCTGCAACGTAAGCATCAGCACCGGCTGCTGGCGTACCTTCTACAAGGTCGGTAGTAACCTGACCCTGACGTAATACGGTCACCTTGCCACCAAGTTGTACTTCATCTTTATGCCAATTAATATGCTGTCGAGTGAGATCCAAGTTAACCACATCATTAACGAGGATACCAATTGGTAGAGCACCAGAAGGATCAGCTGCATAAGCAACAACTGCATCCGCATCATCCATAGATGCTCCAGCACCACCACTACCTACTGCCGTAACAACGCCACCGCGTTCTTCCGCAGTATTCATGAAAAACGAGATATCTGTGAGTAATTCTACTCTGTCTGATTTAAGAGCCATATTTATTCTCCCTTATTTTGTGATTTGCCCAGTGTGGAATAAACAAAGTCGACCAAAGCCGCGCGTGTAGATTCAATTTGGCTTTCATCTTCGCCACCAACGGCAAGATCAATAGCCTCAGCATCTTCTTCTACATTCTCCAAAACTTCTTCACTTACAACTGCTTCTTCGGAAGCTTCTTCTTTCTTTTCTTCTTTCTTCTCTTTCTCTTCGTCTTCCTTCATAAAAGGAGGCTTCTTAGCAGCTAAGAGAGAAGTCATTGCAGAAAAAGCGTCGTCATCAACAGACTCAAATTTATCTACAAAAGCTTCGGCTTCTGTTGTTTCGATTCCAGCGTCAAGAAGAGTAGCCATTCTATGATCTTTCTTGGCTTTCTTTTTCATCTCTTCTTCTTTATCTTTGTATGCGGCGATAGCCTCATTAGCAGCATCGAATTCTGTCTTCATAGCTTCGAATTCTGCTTTAGAGACTTCAAGTGCTGCTGTTGCGGCCTTAAGCTCCTCATCTTTCTGAGTTGCCAACGACTCACATTCAGCAACCGATGCTGTCACCTGTTCTAACTCTTTTTGTGTTGAGGCTAGGACAGATTCTAGCTCTGCTACTTTAGTTTCTAATTCTTCATTCATTTGTAATTTCTCCGTATGCGTACTAACGAGTTCACTAGCAATTACACCATTTTTTTCAATTTCATTATTTTTTAGGTCTAAATTATTTTCTGTGTGTTCTTGTTCATCCATAATAGCTTCTGTTGGCTGGTCTTCAATAGTGGATTCCGTTTCTGGAATATCATCTATAGTCTTGCTATTAAATATAATGCTTTCTGGATTAGCGGGCCTATCGACATAACCTTTACCCGAAAAAGTAATACTCCTTAAAACACGACCTATTCTAAAATCTTCGTGTTCTCCCATACCTCCATATGCTTTCAGATATTTGGTAAGATGTGCTGTTTCTTCACTTCTTGCAATTACCTTATAAGCTCCGGTAGATTTATCTTCAATGCCATAATCAAAGCCATTGAAAAAACACTCCATGCTTACATATTTCGTTCCACCCTCTATGGATTCTATAAGAGCTTCTGTTCTTTCTTTGAGTTCTTCTGATGCAAAGGTTCTATAGATAACTGATCCGGTTAGAATATGAAATTTCTCTGGTAAATTTTCTAAAGGCGTGTCTGGATCAATAAGGATACCATCATCTGTTATTGGCCAATTTGAAGTAATATGACCGACGATAGTAGCCTCATCATGATCGAGATTGGTAGGCTTATCCTCTGGCGTAGCCTTTGCTAACCAGACTTCTCCGCTGTCGAAAATATCATCATTTTTGTTCCAGTTGGAGGTAACCAAAATACTTTGAACATAATATAGATCCTTGTCTTCAATACCAGCTAAGGCTTTAATGTCTTTATTATGGTTTTTCTTAGACGGTGACGGTTCTACCAAGGCAGCATAAGAAACAGACGCCTGTGAGGAAATTTGTTTTTCTAGACCATCTTTAATTTCTTGTGCGTAAATTTTCATAATACCCTCTTAATTTGAATAGATTGAAGCGTAAAAAAATGATTTCGACTGTTTAGATTCTTCTGTAGTCAAAGTTTTACCAAGACTTTTTTGTAATTGGCCAACGAATTTAACGTATTTCGTATATACACCTAAATTATCGTCTATTTGCTGAAGTCTTGACATAATTAATTCATCTGTAATCAATTCGCTCGGATTGATAGATAAAAGCATTTTAGTTTTTAGAGACTCTGCTTCAGAATATTCTTGATTAGTTAGGCTTCTGAAATTTTTCTTATTATAAAAACTCAACAAAACAGGATTAATAATAGTATTAATTTTATCTTGTATATTATTGGCTTTAATAATTAAAGAAGCACCTGTTTGTGGAGCAAAGTCTTTCTCTTTTCTTTGTTGTTCATCAGTTTTGCCGGGAGGTCTACCTTGTCCGGGCCTGCCGGGAGGTTCTTGGTCCAGATTATTTGGAGCAGGATTATTGGGCTTATTTTTATTTTTCTTCATCTCCATGTCGGTCTTAAGTTCCAATACTGTTTTCTGTCCATTCTTCTTGTCTGCAAAATCTAAACCAACCTCGCTTGGTGTTGCCATGCCAAGCTGTAGTGCTATCTTTCTCATTTCATTATCTATATTTGCATATGGTCCAAATTTATCTACTCTTCTAGCAGAATTTCTTTCTTTATGTTCCTTAACCAATCTTACATTTTCCATCTCAGGATCAGCACCAAATCTTCTTTGTAGGTACTCATCGCTAACAATATTTCTATCAACTAATTGTATGAGCAAAGCCTTTTCAGCTTCTTCATTACTCAAGTCCATTCTGTCGAATTCTATTTTTGCAGGAGATCTGAAACCCATAGCCTGTTGAACTAATTTAATTTCTTGCTCCCAAAAGCTAGTAAGAATATCTCTACCATATTGAAGTCTTTGGGTTAGTGTTTTAAGACTGATAAAATTATTAGTAGTACCAGCTGCACCATATGTGCCAGTTAAGGTAGGAGGAATACCCAATCCAGCATAAACATTATTTAAATGAGGAGTATACTTAGCTTCTCCTAAAAATTGATGGACATTTGTTTTGGATTCTAACAGCTCTAAGTCTGGACCCCAGACAATATCCATTGTTCCACCACCAACATTATTTTGCAAGATAGACGCCAACTTTGACGCCGCTGCTTTTGTAGGAGCTATTTTATGTTCTAAATTACCCAACTTGAAAATTCTAATATTTGAGATAGCCCCATCTAGTGCTGCTATATCTGCAAGTTTTAATTTTTCTAATACTGTAATATCATCCATAATGGCATATATAATAGGAAATGCCCAAATTTGCCAATCGTCTTTTTTGTAGTGGTATACCAAAGTTTTATCTGAATCCAATGGATATGGTTTCTTTGTTTTTGCTGCTTCTAGAATTTGAGGAGGTAGCCGCCTGATGATTTCCAAATCTTGCTCTGTTTTGGGAGAATTAATCACTTTTCGCAAGTGGGCTGGCAGAGTAAGAGCATATTGCTTTTTGCTAACAAAAGCAGACAAAGGACCAGCAGCTACCTCGACAAAAGCTGGGTCAATAAATGTATATCTCCAAGGAATTTCTTTCTTAGCTAATTTTAATTGTTCCTCTCTAATATTCTGTTCGTTAAAATCAGGAGATGCTGTGGCCTTATACATCTCTTTTTCTGTTTTGGTTCCTATCTTAGCTGTTTGTCTGTTTAGGACAACATTACCAGTTCTGTATATATTATTTAGAAATCTTTCGCTTCTGTCTTTTCCTCTGACTTTTTTAAACCAGTTACGAAAAAATCTTTCTATCCTAACATTGGGATGAACTATCCTGATACCTTGAGAAGAAAAATCTCCCATTAAATCTATAACATTTTTTACCAAACCAACCTTTTGATATATATCATCAGCTCTCTTGATAATGTCCTTTACATGCTTAGGAACAGCTTCTTGAGGTCTAAAATAATCATAGTCAGACCTGCTTAATCCAGGCTTTCCTGATATATTAGGAAGAATGTTAGAAAAATCATTCC